ATCAGCCGCAACATTAACAGGTGCGGAGGTAGTAGTAGTAAATCAAGGCGGAGTAACTAAGAGGTCAACGGTTACAAGTGTTCAAACAATACCATTAGCAGCCGCAGCACAAAGCACAGCAGATGGCAAACTATCCACCGTTGCAGTTGATGGCACAACAATAACAGGCAATGGAACGGTTGGCAATCCATTAGTGGCAGCAGGTGGTAGTAACTTCAAAGAGTATAGAGGATTTTTAACTATTTCGGGAGGTGGAGTTACATTTACATCAATGAAAAATGATGTAGGAAATATAGTGTGGGCAGTAGTTGGAAATGGTGAATTGCAAGGCACATTATCAAATGCTTTTTTAGCTTCTAAATTTTATGGAATTAGCGGAAGTATGAATGGGAGCAATGTACCATACATTACAATTACAAGAAGAATATTTGATAGTGTTGTAGGAGTTGATATATTCAAGTTTGATGGCACAAGGTCAGGCACTCCATTTGGCTCATTTTTTATTCACTTAATCATTAATAACTAATCTATGGCGAGGTCAGTATCTCAAATTAAGCAATCAATGTTAGATGCCAAGAATGCCGAAGCTGCATTGAATGGTCTAACATCTACAAGTCAAACAGCAAAATGGAACTTGTATTTTTTTATTGTTGCCTCCTGTATAGCTATATTTGAGCAGTTGCAAGATTGGGTCAAATCAGATTTAGAAACTATTGCAGCAACAGTAGCACCAAGCACACCACAATGGACACGCAATAAAGTATTGAAGTATCAAAAAGGCGATGTAGCACAATTAAACACATCTACATTTGTGATTGAATACCCGGTTATTAATGAAGCAAATCGAATTTTAACAAGGTGTGCAGTAGTTACCGCACCAAATAGAACGGTATTAATTAAAGTTGCAAAAAATGAGCCACCCGTGCCAGTTTCATCAGGAGAATTAGCAGAACTCAATACATACATAGGCACATTTAATCCTGCGGGAATAGCTTACATAATTATCAATGCCAATAGTGATAAGATGGAAGTTGCAGCCGATATTTATTACAACGGACAATATGCCAATGTTATTGAGGCGAATGTTACCACAGCCTTAGAAACATACATGGCTAATTTACCATTTAACGGAACGATAAGCACACAAGCGGTTGTAGATGCTATGCAAGGGGCAGAGGGAGTTGTAACCGTAAGTTTAAGCAGAATATTAGTAAGGCTAAACACAGCAGCGTATGGCACAGGCACATTGTTTAATCTATCCACAGGAATTGATGGAGTAAATTATCAAACTTATTCAGGTTATGTTGAAGAAGAAACCACCGCAACACATACCTTTGCAGACACACTTAATTACATTGTTGTATAATGATAATAAATACAGATAATTTTGCAATAAACTTTTTACCTTCAAAAAAAAGGTTGCCTGTTTATTCTGCTTTTGCGAGAGTTTTATTAAAGCCATTGCAAATATTATACTCTACAATGTTTGGAACGTTTAAAAGCGGAAATAATGCAGCTAATTGGAGCAATGCAACAGCGTATGTAGTAGGCAATCAAGTTAAGTATATTGACAAAGCTATTTATCAATGTTGGGTTGCACACACCAATAAGATACCAACAGATACAGCGTATTGGTTTAAGATACAAGATAAATTTGTAGGTATTGAGCCGAGATTGAAATACAATGCACAACATCTATTGTTTGAGTGGGCTTTGAATGAGTGGTTTGGTACTACCTTTGTAAATTCGCCTGGAGATAGTGATATTTACATAGTTGGAAATGCTTTGGCCCAATCTGCTTTTTATGTAGGCGGAAACGAAACAAATTCAAGTTTAGCAGTTAAGTTGAATGGTGAGGCGGTTAGCTTTATTCAGGCGGAGAATTTAGCAAATAGTTCAATAGAGTTCAACATTTATATGCCCGTAGGAGTGTGGACAGCCTTAGATGCAGATGCTACGAATAGAGATAAGATAGTAAGACAGATTGCAGATTTGTATGTCTATGGCGGGATAAATTATGATATTATTACGTACCCTTAAAAAATAAAAACAGATGAAAAGAATAAAAACAACAGACATTACAACGAGTGCAGCGATGCCAGTTAAACAAGGCACATTAGACCATTTGCAGAGTGCTTATACGGAGATAGTTGGTGCTTTATATTTAAGTTCAAATAGAGTAAATATATTGCCTGAAATAGTGTATGGTTGCAAATTAACACAAGTAGGTAGTAATTGGAGTATAACAGCGGGAGCAGTTTTTATTGCTATAACAAATGAAATATATTTATGTGATGCAGCAAGTGGCACATTAGGAGGCGGTCAAAGTATTATAGGAACAATTACAACAACAAATGTAACAGCCGCAAATGCAGACCCAGTTGAATTTTCAAATGGTTCAAGTTATGATGTTCACCAAATAAATAAAATTGTTTGGTCATCAGGAACAAGTGGAGGAAGTGTAATAACTTATAATACAATAAAAAATTTACGCAAAGGTTATTTTCAAACATTAACATATTCATCCGCCTATCTAACAGCAAATGTTGGAAATTGGACAGTGCCAAGTAGTTCAGATTTTATTGTTAGCGTTTCAATTATAGGAGTACAGGCAATAGTAGATATTCAAATAAATAATTACACAAATACAAATAGTGCAGCAGTAACATTATCTTTAGAACTTATAGTGTCAGGATTAAATATAATTCGCAACACAATGTCAATAGGTTTTGTAGATGATTTGGGAGGTGCAAAAATAGCTCAATTAGAGGGTGTTGTTGGTACAAGAACAGTAAATATTACAATTCTTAGTGGAATTGATAATCCTACATTTACAAACTTTAACGCAAATGGTGCGGGTAAATTAAGAGGACAAATTACTTTAGAAATAGATAGTTTAACCTAAAACCTATTAGGTTTATCGTCAAAATGTTTAGAGATAATTAATCTCACAAGTTCAGATTCTTTGATGCCAGTCTTTAAAACTTCATCAAAGAATTTGGCTTTTGCAGTACCACGCAAATCACAAGTTACCCTTGCTTTTTGTGCTTTTCTTTTTTCTTCTGGTGTCATAATTAAAAAAGTTGTTACAAATATAAAATAATTTTTTAGTAACGATTTATTTTTGTAACGTGATTAAAGAACTAAGCAAATTATCAAATATTTCTGATGGCGTTGCAACCATCCGAATTTACAAACACATTGGAGATGATGCCGACTTAGGTTATGGCGTTAATGGTGCTTGGATTGCTGAGGACATTGCAATGCTTAACGAAAGTTATTCAGACCAAGTAAAAACAATTAATATCCGTATTAATTCAATTGGTGGAAGTGTTGCGGATGGATTATCAATTGTTTCTGCAATTTTAAATTCAGAAATACCTTGCAACACATACATAGATGGAATGGCTTACTCAATGGCGGGAGTTATTGCTATTTGTGGTGCTAAAAAATACATGGCAGATTACGGAACATTTATGATGCACAATGCCAATGGAGTTCCAGACGAAGAAGTATTAAACTTAATCACAAATTCACTTGCTAAAATCTTTGAAAGAAACACAAATCTAACAATGGATAAATGCAAGGACTTGATGAGTAAAGAAACTTGGATGAGTGCAGATGAATGTATGAACTTAGGTATCATTGATGAAATAGTTGTTACAAAACAAAAGTCAATTGCCATGAATAGCAATATCTTTGAACTACAAAATATTTACAACAGAATATTAAACAAAACAGAAAACAAAATGATAAAATTAACTGAATTACTTAAATTAAGCAACGAAGCCTCTGAGGATGCAATCGTTGAAGCAGTAAATGCTAAATCAGAAACTATTGCCAACTTAGAAGCTAAAATAGGTGAACTAACAAATGAGTTAAACGCACTTAAAGAAAGCAACGAAGCAGCAGAAAATGCAGCTAAAGTTGAACTTGTAGAAAATGCAATCAAAGAAGGTAAAATTGATGCAGCAACAAAAGAAATCTATTTAGTAAGCAATAAATCAAATGTTGAATTAAAAGAAGTGTTTGCAAAATTAAAGCCTGCCTACACTCCAATATTTGAAAACAAAAAAGCATTAGAAAATTTGCCAGCAGGAAGAGAAAGTTGGGATTTTGCAAAGTGGAGCAAAGAAGATCCAAAAGCACTTGCCGAAATGCAAAAAAACGATCCAAACACATTCAATTCATTAATAGCAAAGTTACCAAGTGAATTGTCAAATAACTATAATCCATTAACAGACAAAAGATTTTAATTATGGAAGCTATTTGGAACGCAAATCCTAACGTAAATATGTTGTTTTGCTTTGAAGATGGCAACTGCTTTGAAAAATTAAGTGATGCAGTAGCTTACAAAAGAACAACTCAAATGGATTATGAAAGAGTTGAAAGACCAAAAGAAAAAGAAGAAGTAAACGAAGAAGTAAAAGAAACTAAAACTAAAAATAAAAAATAAAAAATGGCAACAGTAAACAACCCATTTGGTGCAGCAGGTATTCTTACCATTGCGGCCACAGGAACGACAGCCGCAACAATAAGCAACCAAGTTACTTATGTTGCCGCAAAACCTACCTTAACAGGTAACGCAACCCTAAACTTGACATTGTCAAGTGAACTAAAGCCGGGTGCAATGCTTCATTTAGAAGTAGCAACAACAGGCACAGAAACTTTTACTTTTGGAACAGGAATAGATGGGCCAGTAGTAACAGGAGTAGCAGGTAAAACTTGGTGTCAATCATTTTGGTATGATGGAACTATTTTCTTGCCTTGTGGAGCAAAAATTCAAATTGATTAATAACTAAAAAATAAAAAATAAAAAATGGCACTAATTAAAGAAATATGGGTGGCAGATGTTCAAGAAGCATTAAATAGAAATGCTGATTTCCTGCCTTTTTCAATTGACGATTCTGCTTATGTAGCATTCGGCACAGTACACATTCCACAGTCAGGAAGCAATCCAACGGTTGTAAAAAATCCTGCAACATTCCCATTGCAAATCAATGAGAGAACAGACACCGACAGAACTTACTCACTTGACCAATTTGCATTAGAACCAACTTTAATTACAAATTTGGATGAGTTGCAAATTAGCTATGACAAAAGACAATCAGTTTTAGGTCAGCAAATTTCAACACTTACACAAAGAATAGGTGATGAAGTTGCTATTAAATGGACTGCAACAGGAGCAACAAACTTAATCGGAACAACAGGAGCAGCAGTTGCAACAGCTTTAGCACCAGGAGCAACTGGGACAAGAAAAGCAGTAACACTTGCCGATATTGCTTCTTTAGCTTCAAAATTAGACAAAGACAATGTTCCAAGAGGAAACAGAAAGTTGTTAATGTCAACAGATATGTTTTGGGAGTTATTCGCAATTAGTGATGTAATCAGAGCATCTTACAACGGATTCCAAAATCAAGGCAATGTACTACAAACAGGAACAATTGCACAGTTGTATGGATTCGATATTATGATGAGACCAGTAGTATCAGTATTTGCAAATTCTGCAACATCTCCTAAAGCATTTGGAGCAGCAACCGCAACAACTGACAATTTAGCTTGTATTGCATTCCATTCAACAACTGTTAGACGTGCTTTAGGTTCAATGACACCATTATACAATTCAGGTTCAAACGGAAACGGATTGCCTGAGTATTTAGGTTCTATATTTAACATGGAAGTAATGTTAGGTGCTGCCATTGGTAGAGCAGACATGAAAGGTGTAGCTGCTTTGGTTCAGACTTGGGTATCTTAATAAATAATTAAACAAATAAAGGATAGCCATATCAGAAAAGGTATGGCTATTTTTTTAAAACATAAAAAATAATGGCACTACCAAATATACAATTTAACAGAAGTACATCAGGACTTGGGAGAGCATTACCCGGCACTGATTATGTTAGCGGACACTTACATTATTATGCAAGTGGAGCAACATTGCCAACAGGATTTAATTCAAGCAATAGAATAAAAAAAATATTTTCTGTTGCGGATGCAGAGGCATTAGGGATATTAGACAAACACTTAGGCGAAACAGCCGCAGTGGCAAAAGTAGTTATTGGTGGCACGCCTGCAAGAGGCAACACAATAGAGATTACTTATGCAGGGATTGATGGATTGCTTACCGTATTAAGCACTTATACATTAACCACAGGCGATGCAGTAAGTGTTACCACCGCAGGCAATGCAATAAGAGATGCAATAAATGCAGGTTCACAGATACACGGATTTTCAGCAACAGCAACAGCAGGAACAATACTAATTACTACCACCGCAGGCGAGGGAATATTTCCAAATTCAGGAACACCTTATGTAAGCACGGTTACAGGTGGAGGTATGACAGCAACATGGACACAGCCAACAGGTAGCGGTTCAACAGTATTAGGAGTTGCAGGATGGATTGATACATTACACTATCACATTAGCGAGTATTTCAGGATTCAGCCTAAAGGTGAGTTGTATGTAGGTTTGTACGAAGAAGAAGCTACCTATACATTTGAGGCAATAACCACAATGCAAAATTTTGCAGAGGGTTCAATCAAGCAAATTTCAGTATTTGAGAAAAATGTAGCATTTTCTGCAAATCAATTATCAGTATTGCAAGGTATTGCCAACGCAAATGAGGCAGTTTACAAGCCATTGCAAATCATTTTAAATGCTGAAATTAGTGCAACCGCATCAGTAGCATCATTAGTAGATTTAAGCACATCAACAGCGTTCAATGTAAGTGTTTGTATTGCACAAGATGGAGCAGCGTTAGGAAATCATATTTATAGGGCCACAGGCAAATCAGTTGGTGCAATTGGTGCTATGCTTGGTGCAATATCTTTGGCTAAAGTAAGTGAGAGTATTGCTTGGGTTGCAAAATTCAATATGGCATTATCAACAGAGTTAGATACCATTGCATTTAGCAACGGACAACTTTACTCATCCTTAGCAGATAGTCAATTTGAAAGCCTAAATAACTACTCTTATACATTTTTAAGAAAGTTAGTAGGTATTACAGGAAGCTATTTTAGTGATTCTAAAACTTGCATAACACCAGTAAGCGATTACGCAACAATTGAGAACAACAGAGTTTATCACAAAATTACAAGAGTTGTAAGAACAAATATGTTACCTGCTTTGAGTTCACCTTTAAAAGTGAATGCAGATGGCACATTGACCGCAGCAACAATTGGATATTTTGAAACATTGGCAAACAATCCATTAGTACAAATGGAAGCAGACGATGAATTATCTGCACACAAAATAATTATTAATCCTGCTCAGGATGTTTTAGCTACTTCAACATTAGAATTGACATTGCAAAATGTTCCTTTAGGTGTTGCGAGAATAATTAAAATAAACGTGGGCTTTGTAAAATCAGTATAAAATGGCAGCAAATTTAATTCCGTTAATTAACGGTAAAACGTATGAATATGCAGATATTACTTGCATAATCTTAGGAGTTCCAATCATAGGTGTTACCGCTATTGAGTATGGCGAAGAAGCCAACATTGAGAACATTTATGCAACAGGTCGTTATCCAGTGGCGAGAGGTTACGGACAAGTAGAGCCATCTGCTAAGGTTACAATATTAATGAATGAGGTTATGAATATCGTATCAATTGCACCACAGGGCAGATTGCACGACATACCTGAGTTTGATGTTATTGTTTCATTTACGGATGCTAACCTTATCCCAGTGGTTCACAAAATTAAGAATTGCAGATTTAAAAAGAATATGATTACATCTGCAAGTGGCGATACATCAATTCCAATGGAATTAGATTTAGTTATTTCAAATGTTGAATTTATTTAATACTTTTGAGCAATCAAAAAAATAAATTATGACAATCGAAGAAATTAAATCGAAGTACCCAAATTCAGACATTTGGACATTAAGTGTAAAATCAAAAAGCGGTGATCCAATAACCGTTCATTTGAGGGAGTTGGACAGATTAGCATTCAAGAGTGTTTCTGCATTAATTGCCAAAGATGAATTATTAGGAGTTGAAAGTTTTTTGAAAACATTGTGGGTTGGCGGTGATGATGTGAAGTTGATAACAGATGACTTTACAGCTTTGCGAAGTGCTGCAATCACTATCCTCCCAATGTTACAGGCAGAAGCAGGTGAGTTAAAAAAAAATTAAATTCTGCAAAGAGTTTATTGGAAACGGATGAGTTCGCACGTCAAAATGCACTTATCCGTTTTTATTTTAGAATTGAGCCAAACACATTGACAGATGATGAGTGGGCCACAGCGATTGAAGAAATAATGTTTGTTTTAAAGTTTAATGGAACAATACAAGAAAAAAAATGAATAATTCAGTAGAATACATATTAAGTTTAAAGGATAGGTTCAGTAGTGGCATTAAATCGGCAACGAATGAAACTGAGAAACTGAATGGTGCTATGGGTACTACTCAAAAGTTAGCACTTGGTATTGGTGCTGCTATTGGTGCTATTGGAGGCGGATTAATTGTAAGAGAAATTGTAAATGTTACCGCTGCAATGGAAGGCTTGCAAAATCAATTAAAGTTTGCAAGTGGTTCAGCAGAGCAAGGAGGCCGAGATTTTGAATATTTAAAAAATATTACAAAAGAAATGGGATTGGATTTTAAAACATCAGCCGATGCTTTTGCTAAATTTAGCGGTGCAGCAAGAGGCACAATTTTAGAAGGGCAAGGAGTTAGAGATGTATTTGAAAGTGTAGGTATGGCATCAACGGTTATGCACTTATCAGCAGAGCAGTCAGAGGGTGCATTTAAGGCATTAGAACAAATGTTATCTAAGGGCAAAGTAAGTGCAGAAGAATTAAGAGGGCAGTTAGGTGAAAGAATACCTGGAGCCTTTCAAATTGCAGCAAGAGCAATGGGAATGACTACAATGGAGTTGGATAAATTTATGGCAGATGGCAAGTTAATGAGTGAACAATTTTTGCCAAAGTTTGCAGCACAATTAAAGTTAGAGTTTGCAGGAGGAATGGATGATGCAAGTCAAAGTTTGAGTGCAAATTTAAACAGAATGAATAATGAATTTTTAATGTTAAAATATACATTAGGTGAATTATTTTTACCAGTAATACAAGGTATGGTATTAGGTATAACAAAATTAACAAGTTTTATAAAAGAACACGCAGTAGCAATAGCATTTTTAGGAGGTACATTAGCAGGTGCAGCAGGTGCATTATTACTTTACAATACATATTTAGCGGTTACTAAAGCTATAATGGTAGGCAAGTTAGTTTATGCAGTTTGGAGTTTAGCCGCAGCATTGGAGGGTACAACGGTTGCACAATGGTTATTAAATTCAGCAACAGCATTTTTTGCAGGATTGACAGGAGTTGGAGTGTTTTTGGTAGCAGCAGGAGCAGCCGCAGCATTAGCAGTTGGTATTTATGCAGCTAAATCCGCACAAGATAAATTGAATAAGTCAATGTCTGACCAACCAAGTGCTACAAGTGCAGTATCTCCATTAAATAAACAAATAGCAGGTAAACCTACTCAAACAAATAGCACAACATCTAAAGCAGGAACAAGTACAACAGCAGTAGAAAGTAGAGGTGTTCAAAATTTTAATATTTCAATCAATAAATTAGTAGAGCAAATTACACTAACAGCAACAACAATTAAAGAGGGCAAGAATGAAATTAAGGATGCGGTTGCTGAGGCATTATTGGCGGCAGTAAATGATTTCCAACTTTTAGCAACAAAATAAATATGGCAGAATTTTTTTTACCACAAGTAATTCAAAAAAATAACGAAAAGACTTTAATAAAGGGATTTGGTTTGCCATTGGTGCAACGTGCTATAATTGCGGCAAATACTTTATCTATAAAAACAGATAAACCCGATAAAAAAAGTTATTTTGGAACACCGATTTATGGTTCATTGTTTATTGTAATGCCAAGTTATAAAGAGTATGAGTACAATCCTATTGAAAAAAAATATCAAGAAACTTTAGGGCCAGTAGGTTTAGCAAGTAATTTTTTTGATGGCAATAACGATGGATTACTATTGGACAATGTAATAATTGATGTTACCAAAAACAGGCAAATAGTAACCACAGACATAAGCGGATTTAATCGAGGAACAGTAAAAGAGTTCATAAATAATGGAGATTACTCAATTAATATAAGAGGATTTTTTGCAACTAAAAACCCTGATGAAGCACCATTGGTAGATACAGGCATACTTGCAAGTTATTGCTCGGCCCCAGTTACTTTACAAATAACAAATACATTTTTAAATAGAATATTTAGGGTCGAAAATATTGTTGTTACCAACTTAACAATGTCGCAACAAGTAGGACTTAGGAATGTTCAATATTTTGAAATATCAGCTTTATCAGACAATCCATTTGATTTGAAACAACAAGATGAACAGGCTATTTAATAAGATAAAAATAACTCAATTGGGAGATGGTAGAAATGCCATTTACGAGTGGTTTGAAATTAACAACATTAGAATTGAAAAAAGTTGGGATAAGCAAACACAAACAGCCACAATATTATTGCCGAGAAATTTAAAATACAATGACAAAAATATTTATGAAGGGCAAAATCCATTATTAAGGCGAGGTGATAAAGTAGAAATTTTTGGAGGTTACTATCCTAATCTAACACCTTTATTTAGTGGCTATATTTCTAAAATTGGAAACAATGTGCCGGTGGAAATATTATGTGAGGATGAAATGTTTATTTTAAAACAATCAATAGCACCAAATATCAGCTATGAGAGTGTTAATTTAAGAACATTGATAGGAAAGATACTTGAGAACACAAACATCCCTTACGAGACATTAGATGCTCAAATAGGAGCAATAAGAACACAGAAGGCAAGTGTTGGATTAGTGTTGCAAAAATTAAGAACAGACTATGGATTATTTTCTTATTTTAAAAATGGAAAGTTAAGAGTTGGATTAGCTTATTATCAAGCAGAAAGTAACACAGAAACAATATTGTTTGAAAGACAAATGATAGATACAGGCAACCTCCGTTACCTAAAAAAAGACGATGTAAAAGTAAAGTTAGAAGGAGTAATTATTAAAAGTGATAACTCAAGAGAAGAATATAATTATGGTGATCCAACAGGTGAACTTAGAACAATATTCCAATATGGAGGCACTAAAGCAGAATTAGATTTAAAAGCTAATTTATTTTTAGAACAAATGAATTATACAGGTTACTATGGTTCTTTTTTGACATTTATTGAGCCAAAGGTTGAGCCAGGTGATTTTGTTCAATTGGATTCTTATATTTATCCTGAAAGAAAAGGAAAATATGTAGTTAAGTCAGTTACATCAGAGATAGGAATGGGAGGCGGAAGGCAAAACATTGAATTAGAAAGGAGGATAGCATAATGAGCAATCAGGCAACGGACATAAGAGAGGCAATAAGGGCATTGTCAGGAATGGATGAATTGAGTTATGAAACATCTATCTGTAAAGTATTATCAGTTGATGAGCCTAATTTTACTTGTAAGTGTGAGCCTATTGATGGGAGTGCAGATTTTTTTGGGGTGTTGTTAAATGCGGATAAAAAAAAGGGATTTGTTTTAATTCCAAAGGTGGGCAGTTTTGTTGTGATTTCTCAGATGAGTGAAACGACAAGTTGTGTTGTTATGGTTAGCGAGGTATCTCAAGTTTATATTGCAGGTGATGAAAATGGGGGATTAGTAAAAATTGATAATTTAAAAACACAATACGATACAATGATTGCAGCTTTTAAAGCAGCTATTGGTGCAGGATTTGGAGCATTAAATGGACTTGATGGCGGTGCTTCTTTAACTGCTTTTAATTCAGCAGCAGCAAGTGTGCAAAATTTAAACAAAACAACATTAGAAAATACTAAAGTAAAACACGGAAATGGCGGCTAAAGATTTTTTACAAAACAGCGAATTTGATTTGCTTATAGTTGATGGTGATTTGTCTATTGGATTATCAGACGAAGACCACATAATTGACATCATTAATTCTAATCAAGGCGATTGGAAGGAGTACATCCTTTGTGGGGTTGGAATAGACAATTATCTTAATAGTTCTGGTCTTGATATTTTTTTAGAAAAAGAAATAGGAGTGCAGTTGGAGAGAGATGGATTCAGTCAGATAAATATTGATTTTAAAGATAACAATTCTTTTAATTTTTCAGTTGATGCAGTACGAAGTTAAATTTGGACAGACTATTTATGATGTTGCGGTTATAGTGTATGGTTCGCCACAATATGCGGTTAAATTAAGTGTTGACAATGGCATTGATATAACTGATAGCATTGTAGGATTAAGTTTGTATTTTAATGAAACAATAAAGGCAAATGTTGTGGCAAGTGCTATTGTTCAGAGTGAGATAATAAGCACGCCAAACAATAATTATTTTGTTAAGAGTTTGCAGAGTACGTATGATTTATGTTTGCAGTTTGGTTTTGGCTTGGATAGGTATGTAGAATTTGTTTCTACTACTGATATGAGTTTTTTAAATATAGATGAAAGTGGAACAACAATAGTAGTTACACAACAGAATAAAAATTTGCCAAATAATCTTAATTTTGCAACACAAATAGTTTATGACAATATTCCACCAATCACAGAGGGAATAGGAGTTATGATAATAGAAAGTACATTCATAGTAGGATAAAAATAAAAATATGGCACAACAAAATAGAAGTACAATAAAAACATTTTTTGAAACAGGTGATATTCCAACAGAAGCACAATTTGGAGATTCATTCGATAGTCAAGTATTTTGGCAAGATGATGTAGAAACAACATTGGGCACAACAGATACAAAAGTGCCAACAAGCAAGGCGGTAAATGATGCAATGGTTTACACCAAAGATGCTAATGATAATATTTTTTACAAAGGAGTTACTCCGACATTGGGAACAAGTTGTAGTAAGAACATATTTCATAAAACAGGAGGTGCAATAACATTGGGAAATGGTGCTATTGGAAATATTTTTGAGCCAACTGAAAACACAACTAATTTTGTTTTTGGTGCTAATTTAAGAAATGTAACAATTAAGGCAGGAAATTATCCAGCACATCCAACAATGGGAACATTAAATTTAACAGCAGGTGGATATGCTTTTCTTTACAACAAAGATTATCCTTCTGAAATATTTGTTGGTGCTAATGGTGCAGCGTTACATTCTTATTATGATAGTGCAAATGATAGATATGTAGTTACTAATTTAGTTACATTAGTAAGCATAAATATTGGAGGTGGAGGAACGGTTACATCAGTAAATGCAGGAACAAACATATCAGTAACAGGCACAGCAGCAGCACCTATTATAAATTCTCTATCTGACAGATATAAAACAACATCAACAACAAGCAATACAATTGGCAACGGAAGTAGAACATTCACCGTTGATGCTAACTTATCTTACATTCCTTTACAAGAAGTATTGATAGTTTATGACCCATCAAACCACATGCATGGAGAGGTTACGAGCTATAACTCTACGACTGGTCAACTTATTGTTGACGTTCAACATCACACAGGAGGCGGAACATTTGCAAGTTGGGTTATAAATTTAGATGGAACGCCAGTAGATGCAATAACAGGAGTAGGCACACTTAATAGATTAGCATACTTTACCGCAGCACAAG